GCATCTTTAGCCGCAAAGTTGGTGGTTTTTGTGTAATTTGCCATGTTTATTCCTTACCCAAGTTTTCCGTTTTTAGCCTGAATCTCAATCTTCTGTATGCTTATAGCAGAGCCATTGATCTCAACCTCATACGCTGTTTGCACAACTTTGCCATAGCCTGATGCCTGACCAGCCAATGTGCCAATTTGTATGCCTGTTGAATAAAATGCTACTGGACTACCATTTGCACCATACTCTGCAATTCCATATTCGGCTACTGAAGACAGAGGAATAGTTGCTTGTGAAGCGTAATATTGCCCTGAAAAGTCATAAGACCACTTAATTGTAAATATCTGGTTAGTTCCACCAATAACCACCACAGAGATTTTCTTCAGGATTGATGTGACATTTGCATCACCTAAGTCAGCATAGTTGGTGTAATACTGGAAACGATAGGTAGAGGCATGGTCAAGATATGTCCCATACTTGCCAACATACCCATTTTTGCCAATCAGTAAATCACCATTTCTTTTTGCCAACAATGCAGTTGGTTCAATAGAGTCCCAAGTTGTTACCCTTGCAGAACCATCTTGCAACTGAGCCTTTGTATCAAATACATAGACTTGTTTGGCAATAGGAAGCGTTAAAAGATAGAAAGCGTTAACTTCTGAGTAAACAGCCTTGATGTTTGCTAATGTCTCAGACCCTACATATGTCATCAAGTCATTACGCACATTCTTAGACAAATCACGCAATGGGGCAGACTTCTCTTGGATAGTACGCAAAAGACTACGCACACCTGAGTTAGACAAGAAAACAATGTCTGAACCAGTAGAAACAATAGAATCCCTTGATAAACAACCAATGTTGCCTATGGTGTCAGACAATGACATTGTGGAAGGGGTTGTTGCCCCTTGATAGACTAATATCTGACGCTTACCAAAGATAACTAGGAAGTTATTGTGTGCGCCCAAACCCATGATCTGATCTGCACCATTAGCCCAAACCCTAGAAACATCAAGAGTTCCAGATGTCCCCGCAGTCCAGTTATGCCCTGCCAACAAGTCAGAGAAACTAATCGTTACATTGTCTGCCGTAGTATCAGCCACCCACAAGCGACCAAAAGCAGAAATAACAATGTTTCCCAAAGGGACTGTGCCTGTATAACCAGTTTTCTCAGACACACGCCTAAATGTTGTAGTGCTTACCGCAGGGTCAAAGATCAACGGGTCATGCCCTGATTGAAAGAAGAAGGTAATGCCATTCAAGGATGCACATTGCCAGTTACTATTAGTAATAGTCGGGGCAGTACCGCCACCACCATAGGTTAACTCTACGACTGTATCGGTAGAACTGAGTTTAAATAACTTGTTGTTGCCAGCAAACAATACAGTTAGTGTTCCATCAAGTTGCACTAACTCATGGATAACTTTTATATCATTTGCGCCTAAGTTGCCAGATGAAGCATTAACCCTTGAGAAACCCTTTCGTGCGCCAATACGTCCATATTGGTCAATAACGCAGTTAGTGGCAATAGACGCATACCCAGCCTCCAATGTCAGAGGAGAATCTTGCGTGTTTAGCCCAAAGAAGCCTGGGGCTTGAACACTAAAGGTCTGCAATCTTTGCGTCATGTTGCTACAAACTCCCCACGATCAGGATAGCGTGTGCCTTCCAAAGCAATATAGTCAGACAGCATTGCCCGATACAAGTTATAGGCTTCTGAGGAAGACAATCCACCATCTTCGCCACGCTCTACCAATGCTCTTGCAAATGCGTTTTGAGACACTAAAACATCAGAAACTAGCACCACAGTAGCGTCAGCCGCCAAAGTTGCTTGTGGTACTGCTAAAGAGAATTTAACTGTGTATACAGCATCTGGAACTGGATACAAGGTGACTTTTGTATCGAAACTACCATCTATACCATTAAAAGCATAGTCAGTAGGTGCTGAAGTTCCAGCGGGTAAGAAGTTGATGTTGCGGTTCATGGTGACAAAATCTACGTTTGTCATACCTAAAACACTAGTGGTATTGATTGCGTCTAAGACTTGGAACTTCTGACCAGCCCCTGTGAGGGAGTAGGAAGAAGTGTTTGCAACTGTGGTAACTGTAATAGTTTGAACCAATACGTTCCAAGCAAAGGAATCCTCAATCTGACGCTTTGCATCATTGACAAACTTGCCAATCAAAGTGGAATAGGTAGTTTCATTAAAGGTAGTGACCACAGGCTCTCTGAGGCGCACTAACACATCGTTTACAAGTTCTAGGTAGGTCATGCTCTAGTCAACCCTTCTTCTTCAAATGTGGCTATAAAACTAAATGAACTTGCAGACTGAGTAGTTATTTTTAGTTTGTCACCCTCTTCAAACACAATGTAGGCGTTCCCATCAAACTGCAAATAAGTTTTTGACGAGAAATCGTATTGAGTCAATATATCAAGAGTGGTATTAGCACTTGCGTCAAACCATTGAACAGTTATATGCTTGGTAGACCCGCCTGTATTGTGTATATACATTACAGTAAATTTAGAGTAATAACCTCTAGGACAGGTATAGACTGTTGTGTCTACTGCCGCTGTGGGACTAATACCAACCGATAATGCTCTCATTTCGCTTTTGCCTTATTTCGTGTAGAAATAGACTTAGCCTTTGCCTTTGCGTCAGCCTTTGAGGATGCACCCCATGCTTTGAGCGAAAGAAGCAGTCTTGTCGGTTTACCATCCTTGTACTCAGGGCCATCGTTGCCAGCCATACGAGCCAAGAAACTTGCTCTGCGAGGGCTATCCCCCGACTTTACTGGTGCTTTTAAATTACCACCAGTTTCCGCATTATAAGATGATCTTCCCTTGGAGTTCAACCCCAGTTGGCGCACCTTTGCTACCAACTTTCCGCATACGTTCACCAGAGCCAGCCTTAATTCTTTCCTTCTTTGCCAAAATATTGGCATAAAGTCCTTGTTTCATTTCTTCTTCGCCTTTCCTGCCTCAGACAAAGCAATAGCAATCGCTTGCTTTTGAGACTTAACAACCTTGCCACCCTTGCCTGAGTGCAGATCACCTGCCTTGTACTCACGCATGACTTTACTAATTTTGGCTTGTGCTTTGGTCTTTTTCATATCAGTAAAGAATCTTAGCCGTGATAGTGCCAGTTACATAAACTGTACAGTTTGCCCGTACATATTTAGGTGCATTGGCAATAGTAACCATTCCATCAGCAGTCAAAGCAGAACCAAGGGTTGCCCAATTACTACCATCTAGACTACCTTGCAAAACAACAGTTGCACTTGTAATTCCAGAGACTTGCATGAATACGGGCTGACCACCATCAATTTGGACGGCAGTAGAAGCACCACTTGCAGTTACTGCATTTAATAGGGTTCTTGCGCTAGATAGTGAACTCATTTGCCTCTCCCTGTTTTCTTCATCATGTTAGTTGCGGTGCGCTGTCCACGCATAGGCATAGCCTTTGGCTTACCAACAGCAACCATAATGGTCACAGGCATACCCTTTTTCTTGCCATACTCTTTAGCCTCTTTCTCACCCTTTTCAGAGTAAGCAAACTTCTTTTTTCCGACCATAGGCATAGTATTTCCCCTTATCTAAGTAGTTTTCCAGCAACAAAAGTGATTACGCCACCAGCCACAGAAGCGATGGTCATACCCATCCAAAATCCACCTTTTGACTTGTTTGCCAACTCAAGGAGTTCTTTGACATCATTAGCCAATTGGTGAACTTCCACTTGCAGAGCCTCAACTTGGGCTTCTATTCTGCCGAAATCTCTCGCATCAATATCACTCATAACAATTGTTCCTTACGGGGTCTACCCATAGGTTTCTTCAAAGTTAATGTCTGCCTTGTTCCATCATTACGCTCAACCTCCACAACAGCAGAAGTATCAACCTCCGTGTATTCGGGATGTTTTTTCATGGTTTTAATGTCGTAGTCATCTCTGAACTCAACAACATTACCTGATTGATTGCATCTGAACAAAGCCATTTAATTCCTTAATGAAGAAAGGGGGGACAAGTCCCCCCAATCCTTACACCATACGGACAATAATAATGTCCATAGTGGCTGATGCCAAGTCTGCTGTAGAACCTGACTCGTTTTGGATGCGGAATTTGACAGTATTGGCGGCTGAGACATAACCCGTCACAGTCAAACCAACCAAATCCACAGCCAAAGATGCACAAAGAACCATGTCACCCAAGGCAACGCCTGGAACTGTT